TTGCATCTGTATAGTAAAGATTAGAACCTTCAGCTAAGTCACCTGTATCTTTAGTAGCTAGTCTAGTATCAAAATCTGAATTAACTCTAGCTGTTGTGTAATATAAGTTGCTACCTTCAGTTAAATTACTTGTATCTTTTGTAGCTAATCTTGTATCGAAATCTGTATTTGCTCTTGTAGTTGTATAGTAAAGATTTGTATTTTCAACGACTATAGAAGTATCAAGTGTTGCTGTAACTGATTGGTTAGAAGCATTACCTATAAATATCTTACCATTGTTTAAGTTAGGAGTAGCGTTACTTCTTCCAGCACCACCAACCTTAATAGAACCATTAACAGCATGACTTCTTAATACCTTACCTATGTTTTGTATTTGTGCTGATTCTCCACTTGGAGCTGTAGTTGTGTATTCACCTGCTGTTGTAGATACATAAAGTATTTCACCAACTGATTCATTTGAAGTATCAACATTAATTAAGTTACCCAGTGTAACTATTTGCAAATTAGTATTAGCATTAGCATCTTCAGCAGCTATACCAAATGCAGGCATTTTAGAAGCATCATCAGCTTTTGCTTTGCCTACTGTTGGAGTGTTTCCTGATACTCCTGATACATAAATAATATCTCCCTTAGAGAGTGCTTCATCTGCTTTTGCTGTAAATCTAACAGACCCATCAATGTCTCCAATAAATTCATCAGTTGCAGTAACAGTATTAAATGTAACATCATCAGTTGATGCTACAGCTTGTCCTATAGCAATACTAGGAGTAGAACCTTCTCCAGTTCCACCTGTTACTGTTACACCAGTACCACCTGACATAGATTCAACATAATCACCAGTTGTATCAGTTCCTAAAGTAATAGAGTTAATTTGCACAACTGTATCTATATCAACATTAGTACTACCATCAAAAGATACTGAACCTACAACATCTCCTGATAAAGATATAGTTCTTGCTGTGCTTAGGGTATCAGCAGAATCAGCATTACCTGTTAAATCACCAGTTACATTACCTGTAACATTACCTGTTAAGTTACCAGTAACATCTCCTGTTAAGTCACCTGTAAAAGTATTAGATGTAGTGATACTGACACCTGTAGTAACCCAAGCATTATCAGCAGCGTTTCTTATCTTTAATACACTGCTTGATGTATCTACCCATAATTGATGAGCAAATGTAGTTGATGGTTCTGTTGCTCCACTATTAACAGTTGCAATAGCTAATAAAGCATTGTTTAAATCTGCTCTAAAGTCTGCACCTGATTGGTTTGCTATGTTGTAATCGTGTTGTGCCATAATAAAATCCTATTTTATATATCTTAAATCATTCAGGGATACTTGGAAATATCACATCAGCAATATTATTCACTAGGTGTTTCCTCAATCCCATATATCTGCCATGTAAAATAATTATCTAAGTCATTAGTTTGAACTTTTGCTTTAAACCATTCAATTACCTTTGAATCAGTTAAATCTTCTATAGGTATAAAAGTATCAGGTAGTCCATCATGTTTATATGAATAAACCCCATCTAAAGCAACATACTGTTCTTCACTTAATGATTGACTAGAATCAGCTTGGTCAACTGCTGTAACTCTAACAGTAATATTTTTAACTATTTGTGTTTCATCTGTAAAACTAAGTGGCATTGTTTTAACACCAACATATTCGTATGTGTAATTAAAATTATGTGTTGCCATTAAATCTCCGAGAATTTATAAAAACCATATTGAACATTTGATAAATACCTAGTACCACCATCGCCTTGAGCAAGTATGTATAAAGCTAATGTTCTACTTGTTGAACTTGTTTTTCTAACAATAAAATCTTTTTGCACCATTTTATATGTAGAATCAAATCTATCTACACCTGACCATGTTTGTGCTTGACCTGAATTAAATTGTGCATAACCCTGATTAGCAATCGGTAGATTTGTTGCAAATAAAGCATCACTATAAGTAAAGTCACTATCAAGCTCACCAGTAGTACCATAAGTACCATCACCTGCAACTACTGATAAAGTTTTAACCTGACCAGTTCCACCAAAAACCCTACAAAAAATATGATAAATACCTGCTTCTGTTCCTAAGTCTGCAACTTTTTTAAGTCGCATAGTATTATTTGGAAAACCACCAATTGCTGTTCCTGTAACTGTATCAGTAGTGAAGTCTAGTGCTAAATCAGTAACATTAATTCTATCTGCTGTAATAGTTCCAGCCAAAATCTTATTATTAGTAACAGCGTTATCTGCTATTTGTGTAGTGCCTACACCATCTGATTTAATAATTAAATTACCACTTCCATCAGTGTCTAAAGTAACCCCATCAATCAGTATCTTATCTGCTGACAGGTTGTTAATTCTTGCATTATCAATAAGTACAGAGCCACCACTTACAACAAATGGACTTACACTAGAACCAGCATCATTATCAATTTTAAAAGTATCAGCTAAGAAAGCTATTGTGCTTGTTGCACCTGTTCCTGAATCAGCATTGCTGTTTAAAACCATTTGTGCAACTTTTCCATTTGCATTTAGTTGTAATACATAAGATGCAGATGCGTTGTCATTAATATCTGTTATTGCTGTTGCGTTTGTTGTTATAGATGCAGTATTGCCATTAACTGTTGAAGTTAAGCTAGTTATATCTGAAGCTAGAGCTGAATCAGCATTTGCTCTTGTTACTGCTTCAGAAGTAATATCTGCTGTATTTGAATTAACTGTAGAGGTTAATGATGTAATATCTGCTGCTAAAGCAGAATCAGCACTTGCTCTAGTAGCTGCTTCTGAGCTTATTGATGCAGTATTTCCATTAACTGTAGAGGTCAAACTAGTTATGTCTGCTGCTAATGCTGTATCAGCATTTGCTCTAGTTACAGATTCAGAAGTAATATCTGCTGTATTTCCATTTACTGTAGAAGTTAAAGAAGTAATATCTGCTGCTAATGCTGTATCTGCATTTGCTCTAGTTGTAGCTTCACTACTAATAGATGCAGTGTTGTCATTAACTGTAGAAGTCAAGGATGTAATGTCTGCTGCTAATGCTGTATCAGCGTTTGCTCTAGTTGTTTGCTCGGTAGTTATTGCTGAAGTATTACTATTAACTGTAGATGTAAGACTAGTTATTGCACTTGCGTTAGCTGAAGTATCGGTCGTAAGAGTAACTATATCACTTTGAGCTGTAGCTATGTTTGAGCTGTTAGTTGTTACAGTAGAGCTTAATGAATTATATAAAGTTACTAATGATGAATCTCTAGCTTTTTCCCAACCATTATTAGATGCGTTTCTTACATATATCTGATTGTCATCATCAGTATCTGCCCACAAATCTTGAGCTTGTAATGCAGAGCTATCAGTTCTTGTTGTTGGAGCTGTTGTAGATTTTATTAATTGTGTTGAGTTGACACCACCAGCATCAATTGCAGATTGTACTTCTGCTGCTAATGCATCTAAATCAACAGCACCATCTTGTATATCTCCTGAACCTGTTGGTGGAGTTCCAACAGTAAAATTACCTGTAGTTGGAAATCTTGCAGGACTAGATTCAACACCCAAGGTGTTTAAAGAAGTAATATTAGCAACAAATGAACCAGTTGGTATAAAAGTTAAATCACAACTCTCTACATCTACTATTCTGTTCATTAGCTGATTGCCTGAACTATCTACAACATTAACCCTGTATTCATAATCAGGAAAATCTGTTGGTTCATCCCAAGATAAAAATGGTCTACCTGTAGAACTAGAATCACTGTCAGTAAAAGTAATATTAGCTGGAGGTTTAACTGCATAAGCAGAAGGTAGGTTAGCCAGTTCTTCTACTGGTTCTTGAGGTGGTACTTCCCATGTATAAACATCAAAGTATTCTATTAAGCTAACTGCAACTAAACCATTAGGCTGTAATTCTAATGCTTCAACTCTACAAACTTTACCTGAGAATCCTAAACCTGCATAAGTTAAATCTACTATGTCTCCTACATTTAATTTATACATCTCAGGAGTTCCTAAGAACTGCATAGTTGTTTGATTTCTACTTCTAGTTAGGATTGCCTTACCCATGTTATAAGCTATGTAGGGGTCGCTTATATAAGGAAACTCAGCTTTAATTTCTAATATCTCATCACCATCATCTGAATAATATTCAGGACTTGCATCATGTAAAACTGTAGCTGTATCTAATTCGTATTTCTTATTAGCATTGAAGAACTCAACTATAACCTTATTAGCTTTTTTGTCTTTATTGCCATAATCAACTGATATACCAGCATCAGCAATAATATGATTATCAGTGATACTAAATGTAGAAGTGCCTGTATCTTCTATTGATAGCTCATATTTACCATCTATATAAAGAAAGATACCTCTCATATTACTAAGAAGTTCTTTAGCATTTTCCATTACATTTTTATTAGTATCTAAATAACCATTACAGTGAAATCTTTTTACTTTTAATAAGGATGAGCCTGTTTGTGATGAATAAGTTGAACCTAAGGTGTCATTGATATAAACAATATATTCTTCATTAGAATCATAGAATTGATTTCTTTGTATTTCTTTTATGTCTGCACCATCTATAACACCATCACCATTAGCATCATAAATATATATTTGCTCACCTATTTTATTTTGCCACCACTCATCATTAGCACTAGCACCACCAATAGTTATAAAATCATCACCAGCAGTACCACTCCAAGTAAGTGATTGTGCTGTTCCATTAAAGTAAGGCTGGTCAACTTGAGTATCACAAACATTAGCAGCAGAACTAAATGTAGACATATTGATTTGTGATTCAGTTAAGCCTTTTCCATATTCGTTATTAGTAATGTAATCAAGAAAAGTTAAAGCTGGATTATCTGAATACTCATAAGTAGATGGAGTTCCAAATGTTTGACCTGAATCTCTAGGGTCATAAACTTTCTTACCTTTTACTTGAACTGTTAATTGTGGAATACCTGAGAACATTCCTTCTTTGTCATATTTATAATGTGCTGCTATATAAGCAACACCATTTAATTTATGTGCTGTAGTCCAATTAGGCATAGATGCAACAAGCATTGGGTCTGCTGTTTGTGAAGAAGCACCATGATGTAAATTTAATGTGATTCTGTATCTTAATGTTGGATTTGTACCAAATCCACCAGCACCAGCACTAGCTGTAGAACCAACCTGAGAAACTGTATTTAATGAACCTGAGCCTGAACTTATTTTATCAGAACCTATATAACTTCCATATTTAAACCTAGCAGAATCGGTTAAAGGATTTCCATCTAACTCTATTGTTCTTCCAAGTATTTCATCACATTCACCAACTGATAATGCATAGACTACAAATAAATGTCTTGAATCATTATTAGATACATCCATGTAAACAACTTGAGCACCAACTCTACGAGTTCCATATACAACAGGAATCTTACCACCAGCAGCAGTCTTATTCGCTAAAATAGCTTGTGATTGTGCAAGCATATCTTGAGCTTGTCTGTAACCTTTAACACCTACAGTAACAGTAGCAAGAGTTATAGCAGCATCAATATAAACTTTGTATTTTGCGTATGTTGCTCCAACAGTCTGAAAAAAACTAACTATTGCTTGCCAAACCACTTATACACCCCACCTAACATCTGCTTTGACTTGCGTTGCAAATTCTAAACCTTTATCGCCTGTGCTAAAAGATTGTTGTGATTCATCAGAAAAATGTCTGCCTTTTGTTAAATTCCAGTTTGCCCAATGTGAAGCAACAGTCATTGTTAAAGTTGCATTATCAACAGTTTCTTGTATAGCCACATTTCTAATTTGACCCTTAAAAAAATTTATAGCACCTACAATAGTTTCATCACTATTAAAGTAAGCTAAATAGATATCTACTTCTTTGTCAGTAAAAGAACCATCCTGTACTAAAGACCTAACTTGGTCAGTAACATTTGAAAAACCCAAATTTATTTCATTTACTTGTAGTTGACCAGTTTCGGTTGTTGAGTCTACTTGTAAAAAAGAACCACCAGCTTCATAGTTATTAGAATCATAAGTAACATTTGTATACCAATCAGTTAATCTAATAGTTGACGATAAATTTAATTCAACTAGAAAAGCTGTCTTAGTTGCTGTTGATGATACTTCTGTTTGTAAAGCAGATGATAAACTTCTAGGCATTAGGTTATAACCTCTCTAACATCAAATGAAATACTTGTAAAACCACTAGCATCTCTTGAATACATAATATCATCAGATTCAAGATAAACAGTAAAACTTGGTTTGTTTACAGTAACAGCTTCATTATCTGCTAGAGATGCTACTAGATTTGGTGATATAAGAACAGTTAATGCTCCACTACCATCAGAATCAATATCTGATTGAACCATATAGACTTTACTATGATTAGCAAACTTAATTAAATCACCTGCTTTTAAAGCACCTGTCTGATTAGCTGTAAAGCCATCTAAGGCTATAGAAGCATCTCCTGATGTATGTGCTCCAACTACTTGAATATCTGTTTCTGACTTGCCTGCACCTAAGTTATCTAGTGGTGCAACTATAGTAAAGTCCTCAAAAGAACCTTTTTGTTTTTGTAAAAATGCAAATATTTCCTGAGACTTTTCTTGTTGTAAAGGTGGCATTTGCACTGTAAAAGAAAAATATTGACTACCTATTTGTCTGACTTGTTTTTTACCTGATAAAGTCTGATTCAATAAGGTAGGTCTATTATCTTTAAAATTTATACTTCTAAAATTAGGAGATGTTGGAAATTGTCCTGACATTATACGACTCCCATTTTGCCTTGATTATTCATGGCATTGTTTATGATTGATGTTATTAATCCTTTTCTTGATGCTAATAACTGGTCAAATCCAGCAGCATCTACTGTTGATATATTGAAGTTGACTGTAGCACCACCAACTGCTTGACCTTTAGTATGGTCAATAACAGTTTCATTAGGATGTAATATAGCAGGGAATCCACCTCTTCCATCTATACCACCTGCTCTAACACCCATACCTGTAAAACCACCGCCTTCGTTGCTAGATTGGAATAAAGTATCGCCATCAGTTAATTTGTTGTACTCGATTGCACTTTGTATATCGCCAATTTTACCCTTAACCATTCCAACTGCTTTTTGAACTATAAAAACATTTATTAATTCATTTATTATTGCTCTTGTTATAGATGTTGCTAAATCTTTAAAATCTAAAAATTGTTGACTTGCTATATCAAAGAAATTTGTAAATGCATTTGTTAGTTGACCTTCTACTGTATCTGCAAAATCTTTTGTGATTAAAATACTTTCTTTTATTGTGTTATTTAGCTTATTTTCAGAAGCATTATTTTCATCTGTATTTACTTTTAATTTTGCTGCAATTTCAGCTTGTTTTTTTCTTTGTTCTAATGCCTTGTTTAATAATGCAATTTCTTCTTCAGCCTTTTGTATTTGTCTATCAGTTTGTGCTAAGCCTCGATAATTACTTTTATTCATACCCTCTCGAGTCAATAACAACCTATCTAAAATATCTTTTTGTTCATTTAAAGCAGTATTTAGCTCTTTTGTACTTTTAGTAAACAAATCAGGTTTAATTAAACCCATAGCTTCTGCAAAATCAAGAATAGCTTTTGATGTGTTAATAAAAGCACTTTGCAATGGCTCAAGAACTTGTCTTTTTAGTCTTGCCATAGTGTCATTAAATGCTTCTGCTTTTCTTATGGTTTCTTCAGTCATTATGCCATCAGCAGATTCAGCTAAATCTTTCATAGCTTCAGAGCCATCCTTCATTAGAACTGACATTTTTAAACCAGCCCTACCAAAAACATCTGCTAAAATTGCATTTCTTTCAAAAGCATTTTCAACACCATCTAATGCTTTCATTAAATCTAAGAAAACATCTTCAACAGCCCTACTTTCACCATTAGCATTTTTTATTTGTATACCAAATTTCTCAAGAGTTCTGCCTACCTCAGATGTTCTAATACTAGCTTGACCAACAAGTTTTGAGAAGACCATCATACTTTTATTAAATTCTTCAGTTGACATTCCTGACTGACCAGCAGCAAATTGATATTTTTGTAAAAATTCTGTTGATACTTTTAAACTATCAGCAGTTTTACCAATATTATCAGCCAACTGTAATGCTTCATTTCCAAATTGCACAATTTGTCTAACAGCAAAAACACCAGCAAAAGCACCAGCTAGTTTTTTCATAGCATTTTGTGTGCTGTTAATGTTTTTATTAACTGAATTAAAACCCTTCTTACTTTTATCTTGGGCTGTAATTCTTAATTTATAATCAGTTGCCATTTTTTATCTGCCTATTCTTTTCCTCTAAGTATGCCATCCATCCTGTAAATTCGGATAAGGTCATCTTTTCTTCTAGTTCCTGAAGTGTGTAATGCAACATTTCAGCTAGATAGTATTTAGCAAATAAGTCCTTATCCTCTGCTACTTTTTTGCTTGTTGTTCTACACTTGGTGATGACATGATTTCAGTTGCAACTCTTGCAAGCACATCTTTATCTACACCATTCATAAGTGTATGTTTATCTGATAGGTCAAAAACTTTTTCACCATCAGAATCTAAGGCTTTATATATTAAGCAATAAGCCATCAATGCCACATCATCATCTTTTGCATATCTTTGCAATTTAGACATTTCAGCTAGCGTTAATGGCTTTGCATATACTTTAAGAACCTCATCTCCATCACTCCACTCAGGTATCTCTATCTCTTTGACATCTAATGAGTCAAAATGAGCTTTTGCCTTATCTATAAGTTTCATGTTCTTATACTGTTGTTGATGTTAATGCACCAGTACCTTGTACTGAAATGCTGGCTTCAACCAATCCATCAAATGATGCACTTCTTGAAACACCAGTAACAATAGCTGAACCTGTATAATAAGTATCACCTGCAGTATCTCCTTCAGGATATACGTTTAGAGTTACTTCTGAGCCAATGGTTAAAGCACCTTGACCATCAGCATCAGTCTCATCCCAAAATACATCTAAACTTCCTGAGAAAGAAGTCAATGATGGTTTATACGTTCTAGCAGAATCACCCATTGAAGTATCTTCTAAAGTATCAGCAGATTCTTCTATTGAGTAAGACCTAATTTCAGCTACAGCATTAGAACCGACTTTTACAGTTCCTTCACTTCCTTTATGTGTTGCCATTTTCTACCTCGTCTTTCGACTTTTTCTTAGAAGAAGATTTATCTTTATCTTGCGAATGGACTGCTTCCTCTTTCCAGCCCTTTTTCTTCATTGACTCAACCTGAGTAGGGTGAGCTATTACAGAACTTTTACCATTTGGACTAATTAATTTCATAATTTGTCTCCTATACTGCTACATCAGGATTAGTTTCCTGAACATAGTAATTTGTTAAGAAGGTTAAACTCACATATCCTAGTGGTTTCTCACCTTCACCATTAAACTCTATTTCTGTTGATTCTAAATAGCAGTCTTTAGCTAATCCATCTAAAGTTCTATCTGCTGCTATTGCTTCTTCAACTTCTTTTGATATTGTATCAATAGTATCATCAAAGTCACTAGTAGCTTTTGCATATCCTTCTACTACCACTGACAATTCTCTACTCATAACTCTATCAGTACCTATAACTATTGGTTCAGATGTTTCTGACTTAGTATAGATAACTAATGCTGGTACTGTTTCTAATGGATAAACCCTAGACTCATAAACTCTTGAACCAGTTGTAGTTAAACCAGTTAAGGTAGTTCCAAACTTTTCTCTTATTTGTTGTCTTATA